CTCTCATTGAGGCAGCAGGAACGGATAAGAAAGTATATCTTATTCACGGAAAAACAGAAGGTGAAGCAAGAGAATCAATTCGCCGTATCGTGGATACACAAACTAATGCCATATTGGTTGCGAGTTACGGTACTACTAGTACTGGCATTAACATTGTCAACATTGATAATATTATCCTTGCCTCTCCTACGAAATCTGTAATTCGTTTACTACAAAGTATTGGCAGAGGTTTAAGGACATCTGCTAAAAAGAAAACTTTGAAAGTTTATGATATTGTCGATGACCTTTGTTACATGTCATACAAGAACCATGTTTATAGGCATTTTGAAGAACGAATCAAAATTTATAAAAAAGAAAAGTTTGATTACAAGATAATGTCGATGCCACTACCTACCGATGATAAATAAATTAGGAGGGTTACTATGACTGATGAAGTACAGGAAACTCCCTTTGGTGGTATTGTTAGAGTTGTTAAACTTATCAATGGTGACGAACTAATTGGATTGGTTCGTGATGCTCAATTAGATAAAATTTTAATATCATTTCCAGCCAAAATTGACTGTGCAATGTCAAGAGATCAAAGTGGTGATCTCATTGAATATTTTAAATTAACTAATTACGCATCCAATTTACAACTATCAGAAATTTCAATTAATCGAACTTCTGTATTATATACAGGAGTTCCTACTGAAGATCTTTCTAAGATGTATGACGTATTTTTTCATACAATGCAAGTAGATCCAAAATCTGTAATGAACAATACTAATGAAGATTTAGTAGTGGGACCAGAAGCTGGACTTATGATGTTAAATGAACTTTTTAATAATGAAGATTTTGTAAATTTTGTAAACGATATGATTGACAGTTTTGAGGGGTCAGAGGTCATTCTTGACGATGAATTAGAAGAAATAGAAGAATCTGAGCAGCAGGAACCCTCTGTAGAGGATCTATTGGTTGAGGAGGCTCCGAAGCCACCTAAACCCGTAAAACGCCGCACAATGAATCCTGAAACTAAAAAGCTACCATTTAATCCAGAGAGCAGTCCTAATTCTGCTGAAAGCTGGTCTGATAATCCAGAAGATTATATTTAAGCAGTATTTTTAAGATTTTCTGGGGCATCTGGGTAAATCTCATAATATGAAAATTTAAAAGTGCAGGATGCTTTTTGTATTACTGCATCAGAAGTATCTGATTGAAATACAATACCAGTAAGTTTACTTGGGACGATATACCGAAATGTTACTGTAGTAACAACACAATTTGATATAGGGCTTACTATTGATAATACTGCCTGATGATGCCATTGTTGATACGGCAAATTGTTTGTATTATCATTTTGAATGTTTGCTACATTGCGCATCCAAGAGTATAAACTTTTCCAATTGTTTAATTCAGAATCAACAATAAATTCGACATTTAAGGTTTCATAATTGAACTGCATAGTTGGTACTGGAATTGTTGTACCAAATGTTGTTGGTTGATTTACATCAGGAACAGTACATCCAGGAAGATTTGCTTTTTGACAATTTAATTCAAATTGTTTTGTTCCACGACCAAATATTAATGTGAAGTAACTATTGTATAGTGGATTTATATTTGAAATGCAGCTCATAGAAATATTTATCTAATAACAAAAGCCCTCCTCATTTCTGAGGAGGGCTTCGAAGTGTTACTTAAATTTTGACCTATTACTTAGATCGTGTTACCGTGTAGATGTGTTACACGAGTTAGACGATAGTATTGGTTAAGACCAGTGGTCAATGCGTCTGCATCAGGTACAGCACCATTGAGAACAAAGGGATTAGCAACTACGCCGTAACGAGTCTTGAACGCGATACGTGGTTGGAAAGTAGCAGGATCAACAGCACGAACCATTTGGAGCGGAACGTATGGGCAGTAGAACAGACCTGCATCATATGGTGATTCTCCCTTATAGCCTGTGCAGAAGAAATTAAATCCTGTTGGGCTATATGGATCGATATAAACGCGAATCTTACCACTCAAGAGACCAGCAAAATTGCTTTGAGTATCGTCAACATTCATCTGTGGAGCAATACCAGGTGATAGGCTCATGAAACCAGACATTGCAAGTGCTGCAGCGGTATCGCTGTCGCAGATGATGAAGTTACCCTTGCCACGGCGGGTTTCCTTGGCGATTGCATTGCACTCGCGCTCGATTTGGAAACTGAGACCACGGAAGCGTTCTGCTGACCAACGACCATCAGAATCTTGATCAAGATCGTATGTACCAGGAGTGACGAGATCGGTTTGTTGAGAACCATTCTTAGCAACATAATAGATGGTCTTGACGAGCTCACGGTTGATTTCAGCAAGAATTTCTGTGCTGAGAAGATTTGCGAGTTCGGCTTCGGCATCTAGACCGTGAACAGCCTTCAAGTCTTGTGCAAGTTCAACAGTGTAATTACTGCTTAGTGCACGAGTCTTGGCTTGTACTGCAACGCGGTCAATGCTGAAGGCCATTTGATTCCAGCTAGCATATGGAGCAGTCTTGCCAATACCTTCACCATTCGCAGTAAGAATACCACGAAGATTTTGGAGGGCTACAAAATTTGTTGCTGCGCATGAACCAGGGAAGAATCCACCATTGTTGGCCGATAGACCCTTAGCTGCAACATAAGATGCATCAAGTGTCCAACCACAACCACCGAAGGATGCTTGTGGCTCTTGGAACATGGCTTCTGCATATGTACCGGTATAAGTACCAGCAACACCAGCAGGTTGATAATTTGCACGCATGGCAAAGATCAAACCTGTTGGAGCGGTCATTGGCTGAACGCCGCAGATGTCGTAGGCCATTAGATTCGGCATAGAACGACGAATGAGCGAGATTAGTACGGGATCATAACCTGCAACGCCACCAGAGTTGGTGAACGATGAAGGCATACCGAGATTGGCACCAGATGCCATATCTTCGGTTAGATGCTGAGAACGAAGAGATTGCTCTTGATTCTCTAAAAGAACGGCGGTTACCTTGCGGCGGTAATCGTCTTTGATTGGAGCGAGTGCACCGTGACTAAGTACGGGCTCCCACTTCTCGGTTAGAATGTCATACGGGGTGTTTTCTTGAAAATTCATGGTAAGTTATTAATCTCCTATTGATTAAAATTATTTAGTAAAAGTAAAAGTTTAGACTCTTTTATTGAGTCGTCCGATAGCACCAACATATCCCTCTACGAGGGTTGTTGGTGTATTTTTGACGGGGGAAAAGGTTTGTTCAGGTTCGGCATTACGAGCGACTGGACGACCTTTGGTTAGATAGTTTTCACGAATAGCAACAAGCTTTTCGCGGTATTCGTCTGGATTGCTGAAATTAACGCTTTCCATTAGATTTTGTAGTTTAGCAACTTGTGTGTCTGCGAGATCACGTGTTTCGGCAACAAAGATACCAGCACACTCAGTGAGTGAAACTTCTTTACGAAGATTCATGTTGTATTGGAATGATTCATTGAGCTTGGTTTCTAGTTCACGGTTTTGAGCATAAAGTTCATCAAGAACATTATACTTTTCTGCTGGAACATCGATGTAATGATTCTCGAAGAGATTCTTGAGACCACCGATGAAGTTTTCTGCAATTTGTGTCTTAACACCTTGCTCAACTGCAACAGCATTCTCGGTCATCCACTCTTCGACAACAAAGTCAAGATAATCATCAACCTTCTCTACAAGTGATTCAGTTACATTATCAAGATATGTCTTGACATTACCATCAACATTTTGAACGATGTTGGCAACAGTTTTCTCGACACGATCAGATACAGCAGCTTCAAAGATTGCTTCTAGTTGTGATACCAATGATGCGTCAACATCTTCACCTAAAAGAGAAACAAGAGCATTGCGGAAATCCTGTTTGGTTTCCTCGGTGGTCTCAACCACATCGTCATCCTCTTCTTCTGTATCTTCGTCCGTCTCATCTTCATCTTCTGATGAAGAAGCCATAGCAGTTGGAGCTGCCATTCCAGCACCAACTGGAACTTGGGCTTGAGCCATGGCTGCACCACCAAAATCAATTGGTTGTGAAATGACTGAACCCTTACCAGTTCCATCAAAATCTGATTGACCGTTGGACATCGGGTACCCACCTAGACCCATGGCTTCGGCTGCTGCTTCTGAAATAGTTTTCTTGCTTTTTTGTTTCATAATAAAAGAATCCTTGTGTTAATTATTTAGTAGTTTTTAAAATTACGGAGTTATACCGTATGCTTTTTCTTGTGCTTCTAACTGTCTTTGTGATACTGCACGTCTTCTTGCATCTAATGGGTCCTCGGGTTTAAATGCTGCACGCTTTGAGCCAACTAGTGGTACCCATGGACTTCCAGCTCCCTGTGCTGCCAAATTTTGAGCATTTTGACCTATCTTACCAATATTTGCATCAAACCAACTTGATCCAGATATATCTGCAGCCTGACCTAAAAGTGAGTCTATTGCTCCTGGAACTTTATTTAAAACTGGAATTTTTTTAAGCACACCACCTCCAATAGATGATGCTTTATTTCCTAACAATTTTCCCATCCAATCTAAACTGCTTCCAAGAGCATACGCCCCAACCGCACTATATTTACCAAGGTCATCTTTTTCTGTAGCCCCAAATAAAACTTTATCCATATCTAAATCACCGTCATCACTTGCACCTTCACTTTTTCCACCACGACCTCCACCTACACCATACGGTAATTTAATTTTAGAAGGATCTTTCATAGTATCAAGAGCATGACGATCAACAGGAATAACATCTTTAGTTGGAGTTTTTGGTAATTTGGGTGCTTTTGTTTTCTTATATGCATCAACGGCTATACTTGGACCTTCTCCAAATTCTCTTAAGAATTCTTCATGCAAATCACCCGTTGAATGTTTATTAAACGATTCAATTAAATAAGTTCGAGCAAGATGGGAAATATCTTTATTCATTTAAGTTTATTAAAATATTCTTCAAATACTTTGACAATATTTTTGTTTAGATTTCGGCTTGACGAACCAGTAATAAGTTTTCTTGCTGCATCGATTTGACGCTCTTGCCACGATCCTTCGACAAGCATCCATTCACGTCCTTCCATGATTCCATTTACGAAAGCATGTGGAGCAGATGGATCTGCAACAATATCAACAGCAGCAAGCATAAAGTCTTCTTGTACTTCTTGATATCCATTTTTGGACTTTAAAGAACCCATACCACGAGTAGATACACCTAATTGTGCACCCTCATCAATAAGATTCTTTACAATCTTTCCCATTGGAGTATCTAAAATTTTTGCTTTACCACAGATAGAATTACCATCTTCATGGAGTTCTTTGATAATATGTGATACTCTATCCAAGTTTACGGTAGGTCCAGTTGGGTGATTTAGTTCACCGAGAGCACGACCTTTATTTACATATTCGGTAATATAACGGTTGGTCTCCTTGGCAAGGGTTCCTTGTGGGTATACACGACCATTGCGGTTCTTTACACCAGATTGCATAAAAATACCTTCAATGAAGTAATGTTTATCTCCATTGCCAGCATTCTCTTTGATATACTTTATATCTTCAGTTAATTCGGTAATCAGCTTCATTTAGGTTCTTTCTTTCCAAGAAAATCTTTAGCAATGACTTTATATTGTTCTTGTAGTCGGGTTCCAACTTTGCCATAGAGGACTTTAGTGGCTTGTTCTTTGAATGCAACAGCATTTTCTTCTACTACGGTCTTGAGCATTTGACGGATATTGTTTTTCATAATAAATTTCTTACCTTCTGTGAAAATGTTAAATGTTGCTTAAATGTCGTACCATCAGTAAATAATTCGGAAACCATACGTTCTCTATTTTTAACATTCAATGATTCAAATAAATTTTTAATATGTATTATATCTGAATCAGTAATATTTATATTTGAACCACTTTGAAACTTATAATTTCCGGGTTTAAAGTTAGTTACAAAGTCTACAAATTCATTTAACGTAGAATTTTCTGGAGTAACCGACTCTCTGTATAACAATGATTTTGATACTAGTAATTCAGTTTCTTTAATAGTTTCGTTCAATTTGGTGGACAAAACTTTAATTATACTTTGCTTAAAGCTTTCATCATTTTTAAAAATGATGTTCTCTATTCCTGATTTTAATAATAATTTAGTATTATTCATGGAATCTTACTGCTGTCCACCTTCTTGGGCTGCTTGTTGTGCTGCCATTGCTGCCTGTTCCTGTGCAATTCTTTGTCTGTCAACAACCATTTGTTTTTCCATAACTTTGAGTTGTTCAGGTAGTTGTTTAAGAATATCAGTCTTAACAAACTCAGTTGAGAAGTATTTACCAATGTAAGGTTCAACAAACGAAAGCATCTTAAGACGTTCGGATAGAATTTCGGATTCTTTGAGATCCCAGAAATAATTATCCGTGTTGAATACAAATTTAATATCGGTTTTTAAAACATCCCAATCTTCTTGAGTCATTACACCTTTTAGAAGCAATTGAACTCTTAATGTATCCATGAACAAACGAGAAAACTGATATCGAATACGATCAACAAATTTATAGAATTTAATTTCTTCTCTGGTAATTTCGGTAGAACGACCCATATTGAAACCAGTTGATTCAGCAGATAAACGACTAATTGGAACATTTAAACATGCAAACAATTTCTTTTTAAAGTATTCAATGTCTTCAATTTGTGAAGTTGATTGTGCACCAGGAATAGTTGTGATTTCAGTTCCACGTGAACCTTCTCTACGTGGAAGCCAGTAATCTTCAAGTACTGACATCATCTTTCGTTCATCTCTTACTTCACCAGTATCTTGGTTGTAAGTAAGTTTTGTGCGGAATCTGCTCATCATGTCCCGCATATATTGTTCGGCTTTGGCTTTTGGTAGTTGACCAACGTCTACATAAAAGATTTTACGTTCTGGAGCACGAGCAATACGATATACCAACATCGCATCTTCCATTTGACGCAACATGTTTAGTGGTCTGATGGCTTTATGCAAATATCCTAAAATACGTTTTGTATTAAGATCAACCAATCCAGATGGAACATATACAATGCTATCAAGAGATAAATGAAGTCCTTGTGGACCAGTCATTACTGGTGACTCTTTATCATTATTCGTATAAACATAATACTCTTCAACTTCTTTAATTAATTGAATTGGTGTATTTGTCTGCTGAACATACTTATCCATTTCCTTTTTAAACTTACGAACCTTTTTAATCTTTAATGGATCGACTGCAACAATACTTTGGATACCCTGACCAGGAAGATCCTTATCAATTACAATGTTATAAAATAACTTTGAATCTACGTACCATCTGCGAAAGATCTCGTATGATTTATGGTTAAAATCTAAGAGGTGAATTACAGTATCAAACTCTTTATATATTTTTGTTTTAATATTATCAGAAATTGGGCATTTTGATAAATCTAATTTAACAGGTGTGTGATCCGTACCGGGAACAATTGCTGCATTTACAATCTCATCTACAGCAGCATCAATTTCTGGATATATTGAAATATTTCGGTATTGAATTATAGACTGTGTTTCATCACGCATTGTGGCTGCGTAATCAAGAGCAGTACCAAAGAAACCTCCAGCCTCAACAGTTACAGTTCCATCAAATACTTCTGGAACTGCAAACGATGCCATTGCATCATTTTTTTGATCTTCCTTGGTAGTTTTCTTTTTTCCAAACTGAAATCCAAATATATCAATTTCCATAATTCACCTTATGTTCTCCTTGTCACATTTTTGATTTCCATATAATCAAAAACAATCATTACAGTATAACTATTTAACACGTTGGGAGAACCCATATTCATTTGAACTGGTTGAATACCAGCAGGCCAGCAGCCATGTAAAATATATTCTTTGAGTGGTTGATCGTTGCCATTTAAATCTAAGTGCTGTATTCTCCAATTATCCGCTTTATATTCTCTTGATACTGAACCAGTTCCTACTCCGGGGGTAGCAGATTTATTGTTATCATGATCATTAATTAAATTTTGCCATCTATTTAATTTACCCCATAAATTATTATTTCCAACATCATCCCATATCGTGATATTCCATGTTCCATAATCTCTTTCACCAGGATAATGAAATTTTCTACCAAAATAATCATAACTTAAAGTTTTACTAGTAACTCTAGGGAGGGTGGCAGCACGTATATGAAAATCTGTAAATTTACCACCTGTTGGAAACGAACCTTCTATTCTAAATCTATTAGAACGGGTTCCACCAAAAAAGGTATTTTTAAAATCGTTTAGCATTGTTATTTAATCTTAACTATTGTAATCATCTTGAATTTTGATATAATCAAATGTAAGAGTTGTACTAAAACCAACAAATCCTGGCTCTGCCATATTCAAACTTATTTCATCTACTACAGATGGCCAACATTTGTATAATGTTATTGTTTTTAAAATTTCACCATTAGCATCTAATTGTTTCATTCTCCAAGTAGTTTGTAATTTTTTATATGAAAAATCATTATCTTTTACTTTATGGGTATAGTGACCATCCATAAATTCTGCCCATTGGTGTAAACCCTTCCATATACTATTGGTGTTATTATCATCGTAAATGGTAACATTCCATGGTGCATACATTCTATCACCTGCAAAATTTATTAATCTTCCACGATATGGAACACTAATAGTATTCATAGTTGATGCAGGTAACGATGCAGAAATCATTTTAAATGAAGAATCTTCTGCAGGAACATTAATACTTACAGGCCAAATGGGTTCAACAACAAATCTATTGGCACGAGTGCCGCCTAAAAAACCTTCTTTAAAAGTTGTTATTGAATTATTGTTTGCCATTATTGTGTTAGGTTAATATCAATTACAAAACTGTCAATACTTAGAATTGGTTTGATTACAACCATCATATTTAAAGAACCAGAATTATCAACATTATTCGAACTATCGCAAATAATTTGTGTTTGAGTTGTATCAATAAATGATAGATATGGATCAATTGCACTTTCAATTTCCGAAGTAACTTGTGCTCTGGTGGTAGAATTATTAATTTCAAAAAGATACTTCAAACCAATTACATCTAAATCTTTTCTTAAGGCTGAACGCAAACGAGATGGTCCAACTCGATTATCACTTGTAAGCAATCCGCTCGAAGTTGCACCAACAATATCTGAACCAAGGAACTTTGGATTATAATTAACAAAGAAATTTACTTTATTATTTCTTAATGTGGTTTTTAGTGAATCATTCCAATCTATTGATGTTGAGACATTTCCATTAAGGATTGTTGATCTGTCTAAACCGGCAACTGAAAGATATAATTCATTTCTGTTTTTTGCTCTTGCAAAGAATCCAGCAACATCTGTAGAAGTTGGAAGTTTATATGTTATTTGAGTATTTGACTGCAATGTAGAGGTATCTAAATTTGAAATGTCCTTAACACCGTAGACATTAAATATTCGGTTGGCAACTGTTGTTCCTGTTACAAGAGAAGCACTACCAAACAATGAAGCATAATTTGCCATCGTGTAACCGCTACCAGTTATACCACTAGAATCTGGAATAGAAGGAAAGATTCCTGTTGTATATGGTTGGTCAATCAACCAGGTGCATAGTGCTGTATTAGCTTCTTGACCAACAATAACATCTAGATAATTTTCTGTAGTTGCAATATAGTTGTCAAAACCTACCGGATCA